TTCTTCTTGTATCCCATCACTCGAAAGGTAAGGGGGTCAATAATCGGAGCCTCAGTTATCGCATCATTCAGAATTGTCAGCAGCTCTACCGGCACATCTGCCTCTTCCCCGGGGCGCAGATACGCCTCGAACTGGATTTTTTCTGTGGCCTGTAGCTGCGCTTGTGCCCGCGTGATTTCTTTTGCCATCACTTGAGGTTCCAGCGCCTCCAGCGTAGCAGGGTTTACCCAATTCCCATGCAGGCCAAAATACTGCCCTGACGGGGCGATCCCGTCATTATCTTCAAGAATTATTCGCACCTTTGCGAATAAAGGTCTAGCTCCCGCAACAGGAATATGCACTAGCGGGGAGTTATTCTCCCGTGTAAGCGCCTCGATACGCGCCAGTAGCTCGGCATTTTCTGCTCGTAGATCCTGGACTGTTTCGTCCTCGTCCCCGTTAAAATTAATACTGGGGGTTAAGTTATTACCCAAGGGTTGAACCATGTTATTGCTCCTTTATAGTCCTGCGTGTTCTTCAGCTTTCATTGCCGCTTCTGCAAAATCCTGTCCGTATAAGGCTGCTCCGCCTTTTTCCGGCCTGAGACTTTCCAGATGTTGCTTCACGAATTCTACCACCTCGGGCGCAGAGGTAAACGCATACTCCACCCAAGGAGATTTGTAGTGGTACTCCTTCTTTTCCTTCTCGTTCTCGGCCATTATCTTTGGATCAGCAATGGACACCTCGTACCCGTTAGCCAGCTTCTCCACTCTAAGCACGCAATTATCCATTCCGCCTCCAATACAACCGTAATTACTCCTATTGTTTCAACAGGGGCTTGCGCCCCTGTTGTTAGCCCTCGGCAACCCAATGAAACGTCTTGCTGGCGACCATAGTCGCAGCAGTCAGAGTAATTGTATTGTCAGTGCCGACAGTAATGCCGTTGGTCGTTTCCAGCGTCTTGGTGCCCGCCGCGACCTCATGCAAAGAACTGGCAGCCGCCATCCCCTCGAACCACTCGTCGGTAATACGATCCGTCAGATTGACGAAGTTTACATAGCGTGGCAAGAAGCCCAATTGCAATACTGCTACGGCAGCGGCGCCTGCATCGGATACTATCTTACCGTTTGCACGATTGTAGATACCCATCGCATTCGACTGTGTGTTTGTTGTTAAAGCCATGATGATTCTCCTAGAAAATATTTAGACGGAAACGCCCTGCCTTTCGACAGGGCAAGTCGTTACGCGGTTGCGGCTACCTCAGCCCTACACATCCATGCGTCCATCAGAATTACGATGGCGGTCATGGTTTTCCATGCCACAGTACCCCGTTGCCCCAGTGGGTCGCCCGCCGCGGGTTTTGGATTGACAACCATCGGGGTGATCGCTTCTTCGCCCTTAAGGTTGACAATGCCATACGCATTAGATGCCAGATACAGAATCGGGTATACGTCCGCCAATGTGCCGGTTGTGGAACGCATCGCACCCTTTGCACCGCCTACATCCGCGAACGGAGCATAGATGGTGGAAGTCAGGTAGCGAACCCGTTCAACCGCACCGATCTCGTTCTCCCACGGCGTTACCGTACCGTATTGCTTGGTAGGGATGAAGCCGCTCATTTTGCGAATATCCGTTTCCAAGTCCGGGTGTACCAATCCGATAAACGCAGATTCAACTGGCTCTTCCCGGAACCTGACAGTAGACTTGACTACTTTTGTAATCGGCGCACCGTTTTGACGGGTTAAACCTGTAGTTATCTGGCGCTGCAAATCGAGAGTTATCGGCGTGTTTACTGAAGTACGCGCTACCCCGTTCGAGAAAAACACGTTTGTGCCCGCCTTCAACACGTTGTACCGGAATGTTTCGATAGTTATCGCCGCGGATTCCGCCATGACCTCGATCATCTGCGCGAGAATATTATCCTCGTGTGTCATATCGATCACATCGGTCAGCGGGACATAATCGCCCAACTGCACCAAAGTCGCGGTGTAGTCCTGGAATGTCAAACGCTTACCGGCAGGTGTAACCCCTTCTGTCAGCGGAGCCAACGATAAAGAGTTGGTAAATGCGTTTGCCGGATTGCCGTCTCCTGCTGCGCCCAAGGAGCCTTGCAGAAAATAGCGCCGGAACTTGGCCGTTTTCGTACTGCGTGTGGGAATAGTGGTCGGTGTTTGACCGAACTTTTCCAGATTCAACATTGGTGCTGCACGGGCCAAAAACTTGGCGACCGAGAAGTTTACCATTCTTGGGGTTAGATCCCCGTATACGACTGAACTCATGATATATCTCCTAAAGGATTAAGGGTTAAAGCTACACTTTTATCAGTGCTTCAGAAACCGTCTTGTTCCGGTTCAGAGCAGTGCTTTACTTCAAACTATTACGCTACTACTGTTGCTGTCGCTGTCAATGCTGCCGGGTTTATAGTAGCGGCGTAATTGGTGTCTGTTACGCCCCCATCGGCATCCAGTTTCGCGGTAAGCGCAACAACAGCGGCTCGATTTGCTACTGCATCAGCCCGTAATGCGGCGATATCGACCAATAGCTGCGTCAATATTGCTTTCTCGGATAGCGAGAGTATTTCTGCGGATATACTTTTTGCTGCCATAATAATTCTCCTTGGTTATTTACGGAAAAGCCGTTTTTCTTCTTCCTCCGCGTATGCGGCAAAAGATACTTCGGGGCTGTCTTCTGATCCCGCACCTGACTCGCTGCGCCCTGTTTTTACAAGAGTCAGTTTAACTGCCGCCGCCTTTGCCGCCGGTGTTATTGCGGGAGCGATGGCGGGAACGATGGCGGGAGCGATGGCGGGAGCGATGGCGATACCTTGTTCTTTCTTATACAGTCCAATCAGACCTGCCACCTCTTCCGGCGTGCCCTCGCTGGCCACTTTTGTATACGCCGCTTTCAACCACGCGGGTTGTGTGTCCACCCATGCCAGTGTTTTATCGCGCACGGCATCATAGTCCGGTACTAGCGACTTAATCGCCGAGTATTGATCCTGTACCCCCCTGTTCTGGGTATAGTCCAAGGCAGGGGCGTATTTAGCCTCTACCTGCTGAAATATATACTCCACTAATCCCCTGTATTCGGCGCGGCGCGTTAACGCTTCGGCCTTGGCAATATCCGGCCAGTTTTCCGCGTACTCCGATAAAAATGTTTTTTCCTCCGCCGTATATACTTCTGCGGGGGCAGGAGCGACGGGCTTCGGCTGAAGGGCGTCTATCTGCGCTTGCAACGCGGCGATGCGCGGATCTTCTTCCGGCATTTTCGTAGCGGATGCTGGAGCAGCCGCGAGTTTCGCAGCTTCTGCCTCGGCAGCAATTTCTTCCGGCGTTTTCGCAACGGGTGCCGGAGCAGCCGCAAGTTTCGCAGCTTCCGCCTCAGCGGCAATTTCTTCCGGCGGTTTTGCAGCGGGTGCCGGAGCAGCCGCGAGTTTTGCAGCTTCTGCCTCGGCAGCAATTTCTTCCGGCGTTTTCGTAGCGGGTGCCGAAGCAGCCGCGCCGGTCATTTTTGGTGAAGCAAGAGCCGCTTCTGCCGCATCGGCGAACTTTTCAAATTCCGCAGAAGAGGAGAGAGTATCCTCGTTTCCCGGTACTGCTAGTGTGTTTTCGTTTTCCATAATGCCTTATACCGTATGTATTAAATAATAGTCAAGAGGTTAACATATTAATTGGGTTTCCCTTTTATTTCTCTGATTAACTTCGCTACTGCTTTTGCCTCCGCCTGCAAAGCCACAAACTCGTCTGGCTGACAGTCCAACATACGACTCTGGTATTTTAATAGTCGTATCTCCAGTAGCTTGCAGAGCGCTACCAGCACGGGTTCTCGCACCCCCAGTTGTACTGTCTGGAGCAGAGTTCGTTCTTCCGTGCGTACTTCTGATTCGGCCATTTATATCTCCTGTTGCGGGGCGGTAGGCATGGCCGGGGCTTGAATTGGCGCGGGTTGCGCCTCGGGTGCTGCCCCCCCTGTATTCTGCATTATGGTACTTAGGGGTAGCCCTTTCTCCAGCGCGTCCAGAAGCGCTTTTATTTTGGTGGCATCCGCTGCCGCGGCGTTCTTGCCCCCTTGGGAGGCCGCTTTTAGCGTGTCCGCAAGAACTTGCCTGAGTTGCGCCTCTACCATCTTATCCTGCTGCTGCTGCACTTGCTGCTGACGTTGTGAGGATTGCGCGTCGATCGTATCCGCGGTTGCATCATCCACCACGATGTTTGATACGTCAAGATCGCGTACTCGCGCCCGCGCGCGCACCAGTTCGCGCATTTTGACGTATTGTTTTTCTTCAGGGGTCAGCGTCGCGGCGAAATTGTCCAGTTGAATACCTAGTACTTCCTTCGCCATCAGGCTGGTAGCGCCCCGCGCCACGGGTCTAAAGTCCCCGCGCAGTTTTTCGTCCGCGTTGAAATTCCGGTTGAACACTACGATAGCGCCGATTACCGATTCAATGAATTTGTCAAAATTACGAACCACGTCTTTAAACGGCAGCCCAGCCGCACCTTGTATCATGGACGCGCCGGAGGCGGTGCGAAACGGCTCGCTTGGCCCCTTCTGCATATCCCCCCCGGTAGAGGGGTTGACGAATGTCTCCTGGTCGGCGAAATTCTGAAACATGTCGATCATGCCTTTTAGCTCGGCAACCCGTATGTCCAGTTTAATTTCCCGTATCGCAGGTATGCCCGCTGTTGCGGGGCTTTGGTCGTCGCGGTAAAAAATTTTATCCGGTGTGATCGCGGTTGTGTCGTTGTTAAGATCGAGCAGCCCTGTATTCATCTCGAATACCCGCATGATCGAAGCGTTGTCCAGCATCATACGGGTACCCGCGCACAAGTTCATCTGGCTGTCACGCATAATCTGCGGAAGCCCTGTGCCGACCAGTGTGGATTCATTTTCCTCGAATATGAAGTGGTGGTACATCGGCATCTCGCCGTCGGTATCCAGCTTGCTCCACGGGTCGAGTTCCGCCTTGATAACTACGTTGCTATCCGGCGCAAACCACACGTTACACCGCAGATCTTCTGTTTCCTGTTCTTTTGGTATTTCCAATCCCGCGACGGCCAGGTCTCTCCCACTTAAATATCCTTCCCACGCCAGTAGCTCGAATTTGTTTTTGCCGGTGTCGGTGACTTGCAACTGGACGCCCATCGCCCGCACTTCGGTCTCCCACGCTTTCCGTTTATAATTCCCCTCTGGGTTTAGCCGCAATACTTCGTCAATCTGCGCCTCTATAAAATCCGGTCTTTGCTTCAGCATCGTTAGCTGGTGTCGGCTCATTACATGTCGCTCAAACTGTCCATCCATGCTCTTCAGAGAGCGGGCGGACATGTCGGGGTAGTAATCCCAGAGCGGGACAAATTCAAAGCGGGGGCGGTATGATTCCAACGGGACGGCCATCAGACGACCGTTAAAATCTTGCTTCCAAGTGCGCTGCTGCTGTACGTGCGTAAAGGGTCCTTTCATCACGCCCATACCGTAACGAATACCGCTGTTGATGACTTGTCTGCACAGATGAACAAAGTCTTCAGCGGAACTCCCGCCTAGCTCCTGTAGCTGGTCTTCCACTTCCAACGATAACCTGCGCGCCCGCTCGGAAGCAAAGTCACGTATAGCCTGTTCGATTACATCGTCGGACGGGGTTTGTCCTTGCGCCACTGAGAGCAGCGCGTCCAGCACTTCCTGCAAGTCGTCCTGATTCAGTTCCGGTACCGCGGAGGATTCGATACTCCAACATTTGTCACTAGCCTGGAATAACAGGTTCATCAGACGGGACAGCATGGATACGCATTTCACACGGGTAAGTTTTGGATACGCCCGTGACCGGTTTGTGTCGAGATTCTTCTCTATTTCCTGATCGTATTGCCCGAGAAATTGACGGGCGTTTCGCGCCCACTGCAGTTCAGCCAGTTTTCGGTCTTTCTCGTATTGGGAAAACCGGGTAGTGAGTATTACCCCCAGCCCCTGGAGTTGTTCCGAGTTAGGCTGGGGTTTTTCCAGAGTCGGTTCCAGGGGGGCGTCCGGCAAAAGAGGATCCGCGTCTAAGGCCATGTGTTACACCCCGCTGGCAGAAGCGCCGGGATGTAGGGTGTAATAGTGAAGACTGTGTAACCATGTGCCGGTAGTTGATCCTACCCCCACCACCAAACGTATGGTGCCGGGGGGGAGTATGATCCCCCGTGCAGCCGGCGCAAGCACTATCCCGGAAGAGGATACCGGGGGGGCCGCGGACAGAGAAGCCCCATCAATTACAATTACCGACCCCGCTATCGCGCTGGCTAGAGAAGCGGATACCCCTGATATAGTTCCTGGAGCGCCGACATCAGGTACAACTTGATATTGAAGCGTAGACGCTGTTGCGTTATTCGCTGTTATACACTCTGAAAACAAGTTGACCAGATGAATATGGTCGGTGATTTGGAATATTATATCCCCGTTTACCATTGTTTTTATGGAGGATATAACACTTTTTGCGCTGTCAATCAGGGGCCAGGTCATCGTATACTCCAAGTATCGTTAGTGGTTCCGGTTAGTCGGATATGCGAGATAGGAGCTATTACCGTCAGTACCTGCATTGTTGTTGTCGCTGTGTCTGGGGAGGCGGTGAAATACTCTACTCCCCCATCTGTAGACAGTTCTATTTTTCGCCCGACACCCGCCGATTTCAGCGTGATAGTACACGGTAACGGTGCACCGGTCATCGCAACAACTACGGGGGTAGCGCTGGGAATTACTGCGCTCTGGTGTGTTCCTTGCATTCTGTCGGCCATGTGAACCTCCTGTTTTTTCGTACCCTAACACCGTCGTACGACGGTGTCAATCAGCGCATATTATACCTATTTACAGACGGGGCGACATATCGTGTCTGCTGTGTTCTTCCGTGTCCCGCGCGCGCGGCGTTTTCTGTGCTGTGTAGGCAGAGATAAGTAAGGGCATCGCCGGGGTGCGAGTGTATGTTTTTCTCCGGCGTGTCGCGGTCCTCGCCGCTGCGTTTGTTCTGCTCGTACCTCCACCCGCTCGCTAGTGCTTTGATTAGGGTTCTGCAGCGGGGGTCGATGATTAGCGCCGGACCTTTATCTGTCAGGCGCGTTGTGTAGTTTTCGATGGCGGCCAGTCTGGGGGCGATCAAGTTCGTACTTACAGGTTTAACAACCCAGTATTTTTTAAACCGCGCTTCGCGGAGTACACTCATTACTGAACTCTCGTCAGTTGGAGTGCGAGAATTTGCCGCCGGATCCGGCGCAATAATTACTTCAAACTCGCGGTATTTCGTATTCAGCAGAGGGATCAACCTGTCGGTGCACATTCGAGCCGCCCCGTACCCCTCAAGAATAAGTTCATCCAGCACGTGCAGTCTACCGTACATATCCGCCTGTCCCAGTATGAGCGCCGAGTGCATTCCCGGATCAAACCCGATAATCAAGGGGAGATACTTGTCCGGTATCAGGTTTGTTTTTGAAACGTGAATATCCCGGCTAAAGGTGGGGATTACCGGTTTGCCCGCGACCGAATAGCCCCACTGTGCTTCGATAAACTGTTTTATCCACGAGGGGGACTTGCCTTTGACCAGGTTCTCGTAGTACCCGACCGGTAGATTCTCCAGATTCTCTGCCTGTGGGGACAAGCCGCTTGGCTGGTGGAAATATGAAAGATTTTCCGGTTTGTTCTCTATTAGAAAATCGTGCCAGTCCGTGTCTTCTTCCCCGGGGTTACTCGCCCCCCACATGCCGAAGTTTGTCGCCCCCCCTTCTACCTTGGGTGGGTATCGTCCGCATCGCCCCGACAGGCCTTCCCGGATTTCTTTTTTGATGTTTACAAACTCGTCCAGCACGGCAAACGTGACTTCCAACGATAACACTTTGCTTACGTCGTCTGCGGTGTCAAGAGCGCGGAAGAGCACTTCACACTCCACATCCCCAAAGGATAGTAGAAATGTTTTTGGTGTGGCGAACCATTTCCCCGCCGTGCCATCTTTGAACCATATATTCCATGACTTTAGCGTGGTATCAGTCAGCTGCGGGGCTGTGTTGCGTACAACCACAGCACGGGTTCGGCGTATCCCGTCAACCGGGCTTTTCTCCTGCAGCCCCGCCATGTACGCGATTTTAAACAGCATACCTGTTGTTTTGGCGGAGTTATGGTGGATCGCGCCATCCGCAGTGACGTAGTTATGTGTCTCGTGTACGTGCATATCCCAAAATGCCTGCTTGACAGGTAATCGTTCAATTGACAGTATAGACCTGTTGGATACACTCAAACTAGGAGCCTTTGATGCCACGTACCC